GCCGATTCTAGACTTAGGAACAGGACCACGGGTCCCGTTCAAGGCTCTGGATACCTTGTTCATAGTTTTTCGTTGTTTATTGTTAACCATTGTAGTGCGTTGTAACTAAATTTGACTTCTGTATTCGTCATGGGGGGCAGTGAGTCATACACGATCTCAGGCCAGGATTGCTCAAGGGCGGTCTGGAGGTCTGGGACAATGCCAAACGCACGCCAAAAAGACGCGCGTGATTCAGCATTGACCACAGCCCCCTTCACACCCTTGGACATATACCCAAGCCCGGAATCGCGCACTCGCTCATCCCCCCCATGCCGTTGGCCAGTGTTGCGGAGAGTCTTATAAAAAGACTCCCAAACAGGCACACCACGGGTAAGTTCTAATCCACATGTTCCAATAGCATCACGCCATGTATCAAACGACTCAAGGTCAGCCCAGCCAAGCAATGACACGCAATCCTTGTCCATTGCTGTCCAAGGATTACGCACCATGCGATAAGCTGAGCCTACCCAAACGGGTTGAGCCTGGCAGAATTCAATCTTTTCAAACACGTCAACGACTGGTTCTCTCTTTAGCTTAAAACCAAAGTCAGTGAAATAGTCCTCGATCCCAGCCAACTTGGCTAGGTCTCTTCTTTCACAAAAGACAACACAGTCGTCACCATTATTCGATAGACGGGCTTTCAAACCAGACTCCCTAAAATAGTTCAATACAAGGCAAGACATTATAAGACAGTTTCCCATGCCGGTGTTGATATCACCGGACATGCGACACCCCTCAACTTCATAGCTGACGAGCGCCGAACCTACCCTACCAAACCCCCGGTTATGCAACTGCCACTCTAGCAACCTCCTAAGCTCCTTACTCCTGAACACAGCGTTATAGACAGAATGCTCGAACTTCAATGCATCAACACTTACGTGCTGGTCAAAGCGAGAGGCATCCAAGCCAATAGCGACTGGATCAGTAAAAGAATCCCAGTTGGTGCGGAGTGAAGATGCAACCCCATCGGCATTACTTCCTTTCAAAACCACACAATAGCCAAACAAACGACTAAAACCACGACACAACTCCTTTTCAAAAATCTTGAGATATCTTCCGACTTCAAGATTATATCGAGGAGACCTCGGCTGGATCACCCGTGGGGCGGGATCACCCTTGGAAGAGAAATTGATTTTCTCAGCCTTCACGAACGTGCTAACAAAGGCGTCACTCCTTTTAATTCCCCGGATTTTAAGGGAATCAAGAGCGCGTGCATAGACAGCCTGCTTGCGACCGCTGTACAAGCCGGGATATTCATCCCGGGGTACAACGGTGGTCGAGTGCAGGTGCTGCACGAGGTCGGCTTTAATACCTTCCAAACGCATAAACACATTCGCTTTGGGTTTTCTACAGGGGCGGAGAACCCCATCTTCGGAGACGTATAAAACACGCTCCGCCACTCCACGAATTAAATTATTTACAGATGAGTTGTGTACACCGTAACGGACTCCAGCTCCAAAACCGTTCAGTATACGCACACTTCTCACATTACCCCCTTCATCACTCCCAGTGGTGGTGATGCCTGGAACGCCAGCTGGGTAAGTAACTGACGTTTCCACACCGGGAATGACGATAGGGCCTCCTCAGGCCCTACCCCCTCCACGGCGCCCCCACATCTGGTAGTGGGCCGTGTCTCGGATACCTGCAACAATTGCATCAGTTTCCGAGTTGAGGAAGTAGGCTTCAACAGCAAGAGGGTACTGGCGGGAGATGTGCGATGGACGCACACCGCGATTCTTCATAAATTTCCGAATCACTTCACCAACAACGATGCGGTTAGCCTTATTATCAGAAAGGATACCAACATCGCACCGAGCTTGATCAACAGAAATTCGGATGAGGCGGGACTTGCTACATTTAGCCAAATCCGCGCCATCATCGTCATCATCTTCTGTTTGATGAGCCCAAACCCACAATTGCTGCGCCAGTTTTTCAGATTCAGTGTTACGACTGAAAAACCAGG